ATGTGCATATCCATGTTTCTTGTGACAAGTTCTTGCCATGTCTCTCTTCTCTTTAGTTCAGGAATATACTTAGCGTATTTCATATACACTGTAATTTCCGATAAAATCCTGTTTGAAATGTCCATTGTTAAAATTTTAAATGTGTTTTTTTTATCAAAAAATCGTTGATTTTAATGATAAATATATGGTCGGCATATAACCGACCATTAGTTTTAATAAAAAAAAATAAGTTTTTTTTAAAAAAAGTAGATATTTAATTAAGTTGTTTTTTGCTGTGCTTCTCTTTCTTTTCTTTTTTCGAGAAGCTCCTTAACTCTATCTCTTTTTCTTTCTTCTTGTTGTTCTTCAAAACCTAAGAAAGTCACCGATGACTCAGTGTCAATCTCCAATAATTCATTATTAAATTTACAGTTTTCAAAAACAACACCATCCTTACCCAAACGAGATTTGGTGATTGCAATTGTTGCCAAGTTCATCTCCTTTTGTTGAAGTGTCTTAGCCACAGTGATGATTACGTGACCAACCTGAGCCTTTTTAATTGAGCCACCCATTTGGTCAGTCGTAACAACTTCGGACGAAATTGAAGACCTATTACCTTGTGTAGCAGTCCATCCAACGAGATTCAATTCGTGACACATGGCCTCGAACCCTCTCATTACAGAACCTTCGGCTTTCCACTCATCTTTTGAAGTTGATTCAGGTAGAACACAATCAATATAATCTAACAAAATCAAATCAATTTTTATTCCTTCAGCAATCATTTTTCTGACTTGATTCTTAATTTGATTCATAGTCATGGTATCAGACGCAAGTTTCTTAAGAACCAATTTGTTTTTCATTGTCTCTTGAATCTCAGTAATCTTTGACATAACCTCTTCTTTGTGGTTAGCCAGATTATCAGGTTCAATACCAGTCCATATTGTGAAGTGTTTCCTCTGAACAATCTTTGGGTTGTCCTCAAAGAATATTTGAAGAACATTATAACCCAAATTGAATGCTGTGTTTGCAATCTTGGTAAGTATTGTTGTCTTTCCCACACCTGTCGGTGCTAAGATAACCCCAATTTCCCCTTTTGCCAAACCACCCTTGAGAAGTTTGTCAATTCCAACAATACCCATAGGAATTGGATGACGATAGTCTTCTTCTAATACAGTATCAAGACCTGTGAAAATATCTGAAGTCCCCTTGTCAGTTTGACCAACCTGAAGAGCGTCTCTTACCAAACCTTCAACCTTATCATAAGATTCAAAGTCACCTTCGGTAATAATCTTCTGAGCTCTGTCCATAGCCTTCTGAAGTTCTTGTTGTTTACAAAACTTCAAAGCCTTTTCCTGAACAAAGACAGTCCCTTCAAACGGAGCTTCCTTTACTTGTTTGATTGTGTCCAACACAATCTTTGCCACAAGTTCTTGTGTTATTTCAGATTTAACAATCTGTTCTAATGTATCGAAGTTTGGGGTTGACTCATATTTCGAAAAGTATTCTTTAATCATCTGAATAATGATTTTGAAATACTTGTTATCGAAATACGAAGATTCAATTACATCCATAATAGATGATGAAAAGTCCTTATCTTCTATAATTTGGTTTAATAATTGTAACTGAAACTGATTGCCTAAATAATCAAAATTTTTATTCATAAATTGAAACTTACCCCTCTATAATATTAAATACTTACTTACTCAAATCAAATTCCAAATATTGGTAACTTAATTCAGGATTTGAAAAAATGTCAGTCAATTCACGAAGGACATCTTTTAAAAATGGTCTTACATCAACCGTATAACGAACTTTTGGTGGAAACTTTTTTCCGTCAAAAATTCTCTGACAAATTGTCTGTTCTCCAACCTTAACAAAAAGGTTAAAGATTTCAGGACCTTCAGTGAATGAAGTCTCCATAATCTTTGGGTCATGAATAATAGACTCTTTATTATCCATCATGTAGATAACCGTCTTCATCTTAAGATAATAGTCAAGCTCTTCTTTGAGTCCTTTAATGTATTCATACAACTCAACTGAGTTTTTAGCTTTCGGGTTATACCCTCTTACATTAAAGAATCTTTGAACGACGATGTTGTCGTTTAAGGTAAGCAAAAATTCCATCTTAGTGCTGTCTTGCTCTTTCATAGTTTTAATTTTTGTTTGTGTTTCGTTTTTCTATTTAAAAATATTGTTATTGTTTTTTGTTATTCCTAAGTCTTCATCCTTATAGAATATGACGCTATGTCCTTGTTTTACTTCTTCATCAGTAAAATAATACAACGCTAATGAATATCTTGACACATCATCAGGTGTGTTTAATGGTATTGGATGTCCGTGAGGTGCGTCTTCAATAGAAAAAATAACTGCTCTATTGAATATAGGTTCTACCTCAATTTCTTTCTTCCAAGGGACCCCTCCCCATAGTTCTAAATTTCCTTCCCATTCTTTTTTCCAATTTTCATTTAAATAAAGTAATAGGTTTAAGTTTCTTTTCCATTTTTTTCCAGGATGTTCATTATAATCTATATGAACAGAAAGTTTACCACCTTTTTTTATTTTATGTATTCCACCTCCTAACATTATTGGGTCTCTATATAACTTTTCAAATCCTGTCAAATTTTCTAAAAATTTTAAAAATGGCTCTGAGTTCATATATTCAGTAACCATACTAGTAATTGGGAGTTTTCTTGAAAATTCCATCATGTCTGTATAATCAGTTGGATAATAAAACTTATTTACTTCGAACGGTTCAATCCATTCTTCTTGGTTGGAATACCACTCATCATGTTTTTTTATTTCATTTAGACAAGATTGTAATAGAAATTCAGGTAAAAAATTATCAATTACAATATATGGGAAAGGTTTTGCTGTTCTGTATTGAACTTTAAATTTTTCAGATAGGGAATAATCAATCATAGTTTTCGTTTTTCTTTTCTTGTTAATTTCATAAATGGTTTTAGGAAGTTTACCCAAGCCTCATCATTCTTAGGTAGATAATTGAAGAGACCGTCTTCCATCATCAGTCTCATTAAATTTTTATATCCTCTGTCGGTGGGGTCAATTGTATCGGTGTGAATTTGCTCTACAAGTTGTTTTCCTTCATCAGTGATTAACGGATTGTTAAGGTCAACTATTTTAGAATTTGTTGTGTAAAACTCTTCTCCAAGTATACCTCTTTTTGTCTTACCTGTCAAAATATTTGATAAACTTTTCATAGGTTTCTTTTGTGGGATATTTCGTGCAATATCCAACAATTCTTCGACAGTGCAGGATTTTTCCTGCATTTGTGGGAATAACTTGACAAGTGTTTTTTCACCCAATCCCTCGATACCTTCAATGTTATCTGACTTATCTCCCGTAAAGATTTTACACACGGTTACATTCTGATGAGGAATGTCCACCTTGTTAATAGAAATCTTATCACCGTTTTTGAAATATTGTTTGTGAACTGGGGAATAAATTGTAACACGTTCAGAAATGAGTTGGGTTAGGTCTTTGTCGGCTGAGAATATAATAATGTTTTCTTGTGTAGCAATTTTACAGTAGTGGGCAATCAGGTCGTCAGCTTCGTTATTCATCATCTCAACCTGTCGCACGAACACCTCCTCCAAATACGTCTTTACTCTCGCCTTTTGTTGCAAGTAAGATTCATATTTGTAATCATTCATATCCTGTCTTCGGTTTCCCTTATACAACGGATATATACTTTTTCTTATTGAGGAATTGGAGTCTCCGTCCCAAAAGACTACGACTTTGTCGTGGTTGTGTTCATCCAAGAATCGGCGAAGAGTATTAATAAAATGATAAACACCCCCAACGTGAGCCCCATCATTATAAAGTTCTTTAACGCCGTGAAAGCCAATCTTAAAAAGGTTATCACCATCTACCAATAAAGTTTTAGACACATAGTTTATTTAAAGGGTTACTAATCTTCTCTCTCTTCTTTTAAATCGAAATCACCATCTGCTCCGATGATATCTTTCCAATACTCGGCATGTTCCTTTTTGTATTTTTCAATTGAAGCCTTCTCTTCTGACGCTTCTTTACCTGCTAAAAATCCGTGTGGTGTAACGATAATTCTACCATCATCAAACCCTAAACCATTAATGTGGTTCTTCAATACAGATACCTTACTTCTAACTGCAAACTTAACAGAACGTTTGTCCTTGGTTGCAGTAATCTTAGTTGTTCCCGCACCTTTTTGATTACCAAATAAGAACACCAATGATGAGTTTAACCATACAGCGTTTCCACCTTTAGCCATGATTTTTGGTTGACCGAATGGATTATCAGGTAATTCAACCCAAGGTTGGTTGATAATAATTAAGGTGTTTTCCCATTTAGAATCTGCCTTTCTTGAACCTGAAATTCTTTGGTTGATACCCATACCAATCTTGTCTGATAATACTGATGCGTTGTGTTGTTTACCACCTTTACCATCGAAGGTCATCTTACACGGCACAGAACCTACAGAATCCCATATAAAGCATAAGCTTGGTGATTGTTGTCCATCTTCATCTTCATAGTCTAATTCACCCTTTTCCTG